GGATCGCGTCGTCGTTGCGGTCACGCGGCACAGGGCTGGTCAGGTCCACGTATGCCTCGAACGGGTAGCCCACGCGCAGCAGATCGTCAGACCCCAGCTCGGCGAACAGGCCCGCGATGTCCCCGTCCTCTTCCCCCTGCCATGAGCGGGTACCAACAGGATTGTCGCCCCACGCGCACTGCATGTCCGGCAGCATCGTCCGCCCAGTGTGGGCCGACTGGCTGTCGAGGTACGGTAAGCTGATGTCGCCAGCCACCATGGACACCTCATCCACGACTAGCGCGGCACCTGTGCCAACGTCTCGCGCGAACACGATACGCAGGCGGTCTTGCCACACGCTGAAGGCCGCGATGTGTCCACAGCTCGGGTGGAACCGGAACGTGAACCACGCATCCACCAGCCGCTCCCCGTTCATGTTGTCGAGATAGCGGAAGGCGTAGAACGTGTACGGGTCTGCGTCTGTGCGCAGGAATAGCACGTCAGGCATGGACACTGCAGACAGCGATAGGCCCTGCCCGCGCAGGTAGTCGTCGAGCTGCTGCGTTACCTCAGTCGAATTGCTCGTGTCTTCGGTGGAGCCCACCCTGATTTGGTACACTGCACTGCGGTCGCCCTCAGTCTTCGTGTAGAACATCGAGTCACCGTGAGCGATAGGCCGAACGCGGGCCGCGTCTTTGTGCGCCGAAGACTGCGCGATGTTGGCAGTAGCCGGAGTCAACGGAATCTTGCCGCTGATGGCATACTGCTGGCGGTCGCCGAACAGTACGAGCGTGCGGTCAAAGAAAGCACCGTGACGGATCACGTCATCTTCGCTACCGTTACCGAACACCTCCACAGCGTCGTCGTCAGGAACGGTCAACGCAGACATGCGCCAGAAGTTGAAGTAGTCCCCAATGCGCGAGGCGTTGATCACGTTCCGAGAGCCGAGCACAACGCGGTCTTGGAACATCCCAATGAAGGTCACGACCTTGCCGACGAAGTGCGGCATTGGCGAGCTGTCTTGGTCCCCGGCTTTGCGCTGCCCGATGCCGGGCACTGTGATGCCGCTACCTACAGGCAGATGTGTCTGCAGATCAGATGGGGACGCGCCCACGTACAGACTGCCGCCGACAACTACGCCGAGCAGGAACGGCGAGCCCATGGCTGTAGTTGTTGCTGGGCCTTCCTTCCACGTCACGATCTGCAGGCCCGTGCCGCTACCCTCAGCCACGAGGTAGTAGGCGTCCTTGCCCTCGGGGGCGATGCGCGCGACCTGCCCTACGTGGGCGTAGGCCGGTAGGTCCACCGGGTCCTTGACCTCCTGCCAGAAGCACTTGAGCTGCTCACCCGCACCCGCGTCGTCCACCTTGACGTACTCTATGTCCACGCCCGTGCCTGCCACGAATGACAGGATAGCACCCTCGCGCACGATGGTGCCGCCGAGGTAGGCAGGCCAGCCGTCAGTGTTCATCGCATTGAGTAGGCTCTGCGCGATGGCTTGCGGCAACACAGCGGCAGCGGCCGTACCAATCCATGCAGTCACCGCGCTGTTGTAGGCGTTGACCCTGTCGTTGACTTGCTTGGTGTAGTCAACGGCATTGTACGGGATGTCGTTGGTGTTCAGGGTGCCTTGATAGGAGCTGGTGGGAGTCTCGTAGACCACTACCTTCTCTGCCGCGCCTGCCTTCTTGATCCGCACCGTGTACTTGCGGGAGTAGGTGCCGCCGCGAACCGCGACATAGGCCCGCGCCTTGTTGGTGGCTGAAGCCCATACCGCTGTCTCCGTGCCGCTGATCGGGCTGTTGTGTGCCATGAGCAGGTACTGTCCAGCCACCGTCTGCCCATTTAGCCCACCGGCCAGCAGGGCCGCAGCAGCGGTGGATGGGACAACTGGCACCACCGTGCCGTCCCCTGTGGCAGTCCCGCGTTTCAGCAGGTACAGGTCGTCGGCCCCACCCGTGCTTCCGGGGCGGCGGGCCAGCATGGTGTAGTTGGTACCTTCGACCTTGATGTCCGCTTCCCAGAAGTTCTTGCCTAGGTCTTCAATGACCCCTGCTACTGATTCTGTAGAGATGACCGTCTCTGCCAGCCGGGTGCTGCCCTGCCGCCGGACAAGCCCGCGCACAGGGTCAGGCAGGACGTTAACTTGCTCCGTGTGCTGGCCGGGCAGGCGGTTCTCTGGAACCTGCTGGCTCACGCCACGGACGAGGCTCGTGTACGAGCCGCTTACCTTAGCCATGGTGAATCCTTATCGTTGGCGAATGCTGAACGGTGACCCGCCCTGCATCCGATGCAGATGGTACTGCACGCCGGGACGGTGTAGCATGTTGCCCTTGACCGCGCGGATGTGTTCGGCGTGCATCTTGGTGTAGGCCTCGGCCCGATCGCTCTGCAGCTTGCGGGTCTCTGCCCCGTCGCCATCCATCTCGGACTGGAAGTTGAGCTTGGCAGTTGCTGCGACGTAGTAGCGCGCGCTGTACGGAAGACTGTCAAAGTCCACGCGACGGTGTACCTTGACCTTGACGGGGCCGTCGAACTCCAGCGTGCTGGCGTCGAGGTTGTACAGTCGGGTGCCACGGATGGCCACACGCGGGTACTTCGGCACGCTGTCGATGGACAGCACGTCGCCCGGGACGATGATCTGCTTGTTACCAGCCTGTGGCTGGAGGGTTGGATACTCCACGTTGAACCACCACGGTTCCGCGTTGAGCTTGGTCACCTCTTCATCGAGGGCCGTTGTGATGTCGGCAAGCGCCGAGTGCGGATCGTCGAGTGAGTTGACCCGCAGCTCACCGATCACGCGCAGGATGCTGTTGACTGCATCGAGCTTGGAATAGAACATGGTACCCCCAAACACAAAAATCCCCCACCCCGGGATCGGGATGGGGGAATTGAGCCATTACGGCAGGAGGATGGCCGCAGCGTACTCGTTGCGGTTGGGGCCTGCAGCGAACGACAGGTGGCTGTCCACGATCCACGACTTGCTCAGCTTGTCGTAGAAGATGTCGCTCTCCAGCGGGATCGCCTCCCCGGCCATCACGGCGCGGGGAGAGAAGGCCAGAGCGCCGACCTTGGAGGCGTTCACGTCGTACGCATTGCCGTTGCCAGCGTTGCTGTACAGGTGGCCGGTCACGTTGGTCAGGAACGGGCAGTTGTTGGTGGACCACACCGGGACACCGTAGGTCTTCAGGACCCACGCCTCGTAGCTGTTGCCAGCGGCAGAGGTGTACTGGGTGTTAACCAGTTGCTCGGCTTGGATCAGGGTGTAGTACTCATCCGGGCGGACGACGATCATCACGTCGTCATTGCGCGGATCAACGTCCTTCTTCTCCATCTTGACCAGCAGGCGGGCCAGAGCTGCATACAGCTTGACGGGGTCTTGCAGATCACCGGCAGCAGCCAGCGTCTCCTGCGAGCCGCCGAAGTGGCCGGAGGGCTTGCCACTCACACCGCCAGCGTAGGACGACCCGGTGGCGAGCGCGGCCTTGATGGCTTGGATGAACAGGGTCTGGTCGGTGAACTTGGCGATCTTCTTGCCTTGCTCCACGGCGACCTCGCGGCGGACGTCGATGTTGGTCAGGAAGACATCCAGCAGAGCGAACACCTCGCGGGCTGCGACCACGGTATCCACGGTCACAGAGTTGCGGGCGAAGTCCGACTTGGTACCGTCCAGAGTCGCACCCGGGGTCACCTTCTGCAGGGTCGATTCGCCCACTGCGCGGTTGGTGAAGGTGTCCGTACCACGGATCGAACGGAAGGGAATCTTGTCCTTCATGATCGACCGGCGGTCAATGGTACCTTCCACCATGCCGGTGAATTCTTCAATGACCAGAGCGTCGAGGGCACCGGTCTGGTTGGCTTGGTTCACCGGCGTGATGGTGAAAACGTCATCGAGAGCCATTCTGGCTTCCTTTCAAAGTTGATTGAACAGCCCGCCCCGAAGGTGGGCGGTTCGTCATTATATGTCCGCTCACTTAACGCCAGCGGCGCGGGCGGCGGATCGCTGCTGGCGAAGGGCTTGGTACTCCGGGAGGTTGGAGATGTCCCGACCGTTGTGCTTACGGGCCAGAGCATCGACAGCCTTGGCGTACTCCTTGCTGGTCATCAAGGACGCGCCGCCCGGGACCTGCGCATCCGGCTTCACGGCGCTGGCCGGTAGCTTGGATGCTGGGTTGGCTTTGGCGAAAAGGGTTGCCAGTTTTTCGGCTGCGGCCTTGGCTGCAAACCCGCCCTGAGCGAAGGCAGCGTTGATCTGCTCCCGCTCGGCTGGCGTGGCCTGTGCGGCGGCCCATGTGCGGATGGCTTCCCATCGTTCCTGCCCGCCGACGATGTCGTGGACTGCCTTCAGGGTCTCGTTGGCCTTGGCTTCGGCGGCCTTGGATTCCCGCTCGTAGACGCCCTTGGCCAGCGCCAGATGCTTCTCGTAGCCCTTGGCCTTGTCGCCTAAGGCTTTGAGCTTGGCCTCGATCTGCGTGAAGTCTCCGCTGCGGGCGGCCTCGACGGCAGCGTCGTCCGCGCTGATGCCTACCCCATTGAGGAAGGAGAAGGTAACGTCGAGAGCCGGGTCGCCGGTCTCTTCAAACGGCTTGACTTCCGGTGCCGGGATGCTGGCCGGTTCGGGAGGGGTCACTGGCGGGGTGGCTGGAACGGCAGCAGGCGGCGTGGCCGGAGCTTGGTTCTCGGAAGCGGGTGCTTGGTTGAGTTCAGTGGTCATGCGGTTTGTTGTGCTGTGGCCTTAGCTGCTTCCTCTGCCGCGACCTGTGCGGTCTGGGCTTCTTGTGCAGCGGCTTGTTGCTGGGCAAGTTCTGTTTCGCTCTTGAGGTACTTCGCCGGGTCGAGTCCGTGGCCCAAGAAGATGGCAGCGATAACGGCTGCATCCTTGAGGCGCTGGGCAAACGGGCCAAGCTGCTGGAGGGCCGCCACATCTGCCAGTGCTGCACGCAGGGCGGCAAGGTCCCCGTTGCGGGACAGTGCGTCCAGACCGGTGATGATCGAGACTTCCACCTGCGTGCCGTCAACCTTGAGGTCAACCGCAGCGAGTAGACGATGGGCTACGAATAGCTGTAGCGTCCCGGCCAGCCGGGTGTACACACCGCCTAGGCCGGTCTCCAGCTCTACAGCCTGCAGCCGAATCTCTTCGGCCGTCACGCGCTCGGCGTCCCGGGTCATGGCGCTGCTCAGCAGGAAGCCCTGACCGAGTCGGCGGATGTAGTCCTCTCCGATGGTCCGGACAACCTGCAGGTCGCCGGGCTTGCTGTTGGCGACGAGTGACACATCACCCTCGACACCGGGCAGGCATGCGCCATTCTCGGAGGCTTCGAGGTCTTCGATCTTTGTCTGCCCGCCGGGGTTGACGAGCCATCGAAACTCGGACGCCAAGATGGCACCCTTGATCTGTGACTCGGACAAAGACGACAGCCCGGCGAAGTCGCCGGAGTAATCCTCGACATGGCCGGTACCGTAGTGCTGGCCCTTGACCAAGTGCCAAGTGAAGAATCCCCACGGGCTGTCCTTCTCGGCGTACTCCCCGGAGAACCGCTTGTCTTGGACTTTCATGTCCTCGATCCACGTCTCTTCCTCGAAGCGGTCTTTGCCGACCCGCCGAATCCATCGGTACAGGCAGACTTCTGTGTCGTCAAGGATTGCCTTGTTGCGCGCGCGGTACTCTTCCTGCACCTTCTCGTCTAGGTCTGCGAAGTACACCTTCTCGCGGATGATGGCGGTCGCCACCTTACCGGTTGCCGTGCGGCGCAACACGTAGTCGCGCAGCCCGATAACAACCCAGTCGTCGTTCTCGACGTGCACCACTGTGTCGCCAATTACGACCAGCCGCGAGATGATGTCGAACAGGCTAGTGCGGATACCAGACTTGCTGTCCATGGCGCGGGCGGCTTTGCGCTCACCTGCGGCCATCATGACCTCAACATCTGCCTGCTCGATCTTGACACCTGCGGCCTGCATTTTGGCGATGACCTCATCCGGCACGCTCATCCGCATGAACGGTCGGCTCGGTGCAAACATCGTCAGCATCAGCTTGTTGACCAGATGGTTGGTCACCTGTGCCCCGACTGACTGCCAGTCGTGGTTCAACTCGTCGCGGTTGGCGTCGTAGTTTTCGGGCGGCATGAGGCGCGGCAGCGTGAAGTTGGCGTACTTCTCGGCCCGGCTTTTGTAGCTGGCCCGCAGCCCGTCCAGCCGTGTGAACTCGCTCTTGGCGGTACGTGCTTGGGTCATGGCTTGTCCTTAGATGCGGAGGCTGGCGTCGGGCGCGGTGTTGGCGGCGCTTGAGAACTTCTTGCGGCGGCGCGCTGCCGGGGCGGTGTCGTCCACCACATCCACATCGGCCACCTTGGCTGTCGCATCCTGCGATGCGTCCTTGGATTTCTCCAGCATGAGCTGTCGCTGCGCGTCGAGGTTGACCTGCGTGGCCTTCTGCATGGACGCTGCGCGGCTGGACTCGCGGGCCTGCTGGGCGGCCTGCTCGGCGCTGGCCCGGACGGCTGCGGCTTGCTGCGCTGCGGCTGCGCGCTGGGCGGCCACGGCCTCAGCGGCCGCCCGCTTCTGGTCTTCAAGCGCCCTCTCCTGAATCTGCATTTGCTCGCGGGCGATGCGCTCGTTCTCTTCTTGAATCTTTGCTGCCTGCTTCTGCGCGTCGCGCTGGGCGTCTGCGGCCATGGCCGCTCCACCTACTGCGGCGGCGGCACCGATCAGCAGGGCTGTGCTTGTTGCGATTGCCACGGGGTCTCCTTGACGTAATGGGCTGACTGTTGGGAATAACCACCGGCTTCAAGGTACCTGCCGAGGGCCTCGTCCTGTGAGGCTAGGCTGGTACCGAAGGCGATGTACTTGCAACCAAGATGCTGGGCCAGCGCGTCTATCGCGCCGAGCGGGTCGCTGTCCCCCGGCCCTAGGCGGGCGAAGAACTGTTCGAGCAGCCACTTGGTTTCTGGGTCCCACCACACCGGGCCTACACCGTAGACGAACACATGGGTGTTGCCTAGGATGGCGGCCTTGACAACCGGGTGGTCGTCATTGAAGATGACCTCAAGGGCCTTGACCACATCCGCATATGCCATGCGCTGTGACCAAGACTTGCCACGGCTGTCGGCCCGGCGCAGGATCGAATTGAATCTGCCCTCACCGCCCGCCAGCCACGCCGCAATCAATGGGTCATCCAGACGTGCTGGTCTGAACGACGTATCCCTCTCGCAGGATTTTGAGGACATGCTGAACTCCGAGTTGATAACCGGCCTGCAGATCGGACGTCGCTTGCGTCACGATAGGGGTCGGAAGTTTTGCTTCCAGTGCCGCGTACACCTCGGGGGACATACGGGCAAAGAATGTTGGCTGCGTCATTATATGGCCTCTCTATGTCCGGCGGCCCGGACATATAATGAGAATCAGGAAAAGAAGTAATCGCTGTAGATCACTTCGCCTAGGTCGAGCTGCCCCTTGCTAGGCGGCTTACCGGCTTC